TTATTGTGGAATTAATATGAAAACAAAAAATAAAAAAGGAATCAAACTTTCGTTTAATTCCTTTTGTCGATGGTCGGGGTGAACCGTGCCACGTTGCTGTCTAAATTTCTTATTCTTGTTACTGTCTATCGGATTATTGAAAATCTCCATATCATACTTATCTTCATAGATGACAACTCTATAAACAAACATATTGATAACCTTTTTTTGTTGGGCAGCAGGCATAGATCTGAAATTTTTAAAGGCGTACATAAAAGTAGATATTTCTTCTCTTGTATAATCTACTTTATTGAGTTTTAATTCTGTTTTAATAATTAAATTTTCCAGTTCTTTTTTCTCTTGTTCTAATCCATCAAGTCTTTCTTTTAAACTAGCATTTTTATACCCAGACATTAATAATTCTATTACCTTATCTATGGAATTATTTATCTCTGACAGTTTATCCTGATATGATTTTAATAAATTAGGAACACCTTCTTTTTTCTTATTTGCATAAGCATATATTTTATCTATAGATTTTTCTATCATTTCATCACAAAATACATATTTCCAAAGATGATCCAGTACCATGGCTTCAATATCATCTTTTCTAATTCCTTTAAGATCGCATTGCTTAGTTCTTTTTTTATTATTGCAGACATAGTAATAATATCTGGTTTTGGTAGAACTATCAGAAGTACCATGTCCAGTCATGGCAGCACCGCATTTTCCACAAAATATTTTTCCAGATAGGAGGTAATCTACTTTGGCTGTATTTTGTCCGCCAATTTTCTTATTACCATTCATTCTTTCCTGCACTTTTAACCACTCCTCTTTTTTTATAATTTGAGGGCATCCATTCTCAATTCTTATAATTTCGTTATTAGGTTTCTTTTTATGATTATTATATTTACCATTGAGTCCTTTTACCCTACGGTTATATACATAAGTACCTGTATATTTTTCTTGTCTTAATATTTCATATAGACTATTTTTGCCAAAAGGTTTATTTGCTTTAGTCTTAAATCCATTACTATTTAACTCATTTATTATATCTCCATAGCTATAACCATTAGAATACATTGTATATATTATTTTTACGGCTATTGCTTCATGTTCATTTATAATAAGGGTTTTATCTTGACCTACATCATATCCTAGAGGAGGATTACCTCCAGTATGCTTTGCTTGTAGAGCAGTTTCTCTCATTCCTTTTTTAACTTCTCTGGCAAGATTTGCACTGTAATACTCTGCCATTCCTTCGAGTACAGATTCTAATATAATAGATTCTGGGCTATCATCAAGATTTTCTAAAATAGATATAACCTTGACTCCATTTAACTTTAATTGTCTTTTATAAAATGCACTATCATACCTATTTCTTGCGAATCTATCAAGCTTATGTACTATTACTGCATTAAACAGACCTTCTTTACTGTCATCTATCATTCTCAAAAAATCTTTTCTATCATCAGTTGTAGCTGATTGAGCTTCATCTTTATAAATATCAATGATATTGTACTTCTCTCTTTTAGCCCATTCTTTTATTGCTCTTATTTGAGCTGTAATAGATTCTTCTCTTTGATTATCACTTGAATATCTAGCATAAATAACTGCACTTTCCATAAAATCACCTCTTTAGTATTTTTGTGATTAATGGTATAATTAAGCTGAAAAGTATTGTATAGCTTAGGGTTATATCATTAACCTCGGCTTGTCCCCCATAGTGTTGGTAGCACTATGGGGGATATTTAATTTTAATATTTTGTAATAATAATACAATAATTGCATATAATATAGTGTACTATAGGTTTTGACATTTTATATAATAAATGTTATACTATAGATACAGTAAAGTTAACTCGTGATGGATAAGGCTGGGTTCCCGAATGGGAGTAGGTGATGAACCGAGAATTCCTTTGCCCCTGGGGTTAACTTTTTTCATTTATTCTATTTTTAAGATGCTGAATAATGTTTTCAGGGTCTTTTTTTATTTCTGAATATATTAATTCAGAGAAGTTTTTATCAGTTATTAGATTTTTAAAACTCCAAGGTATCCATATAATCCCAAATTCTTTTCTCATAGTCTAAGGGGATTCCCGTAACTTTACAGTATATTTCAATAAGGTTTTCGTCAAACTTCATAAATGATTGAAATTCAGCCAAGAAGTTTTGAGATAGATATTTATTATTGAGTAAGATAACTATAGAGACAACCATAGCCCATACATTATTAAAGGTCGTTGTAATTTCCTTCTCTGAAAACAAAGTATTTTCGTAAAGTAAGTTTGCCTTTTTGTTGAGGGAAGATTTCCTATAAGCTAAAAAGTTTAAGTTATGTGCAATTTTATTCCTAAACTTTCTAACTACTTTAAGTGAACTAAGCATTATGTTGACTTTATCCTGAAATTCTAATGTATCTGTATTTAAAATGCTTAGAAAGGTAAATAGATATTCTTTCTCTTCTCGCTTTAAAAAATAAAATAGATCCGTTGTATCTGAAAAACTTATATTTCGGAAGAGTATCCAAGGTGGGATATGGTCTTTAGTATTCCTATAATATTGAGTAGGTGTATCTTCACATTCCTTACAGATCCCTTTTAATTTATCTAAGAGTTTTCTTAGCTTTGTTTTTTGGTCACTATTTTTACCTTTTTTATAATATTTTATATCTAAATATTCATCTTGATGCTCTGTAAAACGTTCTGCAATTATATGAGATAGTAAGGTTTTAAAAGAATTCTCTACATAAGTGGCATATTTAAAAAGCACACCTTGAATATTTTTATTGAATATATGTGTAGAAGTTAGGTGTTCAATAGTAGTACCCTCTATATATTCAGCATCTATCATATAAATAGATTGATATCCATTAACAAGATCGTAGTAAGATATAGAAGATAGAGCTTCTCTTGCAAATTCATAATTATCTATTATTAGATTGTAATCATTTTTTAATTTTTCAATTTGTTCATCAAATGTCAAAAAAGGCTTGTCCATTTAAGATTCTCCTAATCAATTATTTTAAACAACCAAAAGCCCCTGTTACAAAATAATGTAACAGGGGCTTTCTGAGCCGTCCATTTAAGTATCGGCTAGTTAACTTAGTTACATTATATCATAAATAATAACGGTAATCAATAAGCAATAACGATAATAGATATATAACTTACTGGAATATATATAAAGTATTATAAAATTTCAACTTTGTCACCAACTTTTATTACTTTGTCATTAGGTAATTCTTTATTAGAGATACTGTTCTTATCCACATTTATTGTTTTGATAGATTTAGAAGTAACGTCAAATTGAGATAATGGACTTATAAGAGCATTTTTAGTAGTCACTTGTATTTTTTTACACAAAGAAAACTTATCGTAAGCCGTTACTATTGTTAATACGGCTTTTATAGAGTCTAGAGTCCCAAGAGATTTATTTGTTTCTGGATCTATTACTTCTGGTCCTTTAGATATAATTCTAACTTCATCATCCTCATTTGCTCCGGATTCCCTTCCATAATTAACTAATATTGAATGTTCATCCAATATTTCTACTACTCGATAATAAATTTTAGACATTCTTATTTCCTCCTTATAATCTAATTTATTTATAAATATGTAATTATCTTTTCTGCCAACATATCAGCTTCATTTTCAAAATAAGTATGTTGCATATCTAAACCTACTATGTATCCAATTTTAGGCAAATCATATGTAATATGTTTAATCTCATGGACAAAAGTCCTACATTGAGTTTTATAGTTAACATTTCCATTAAGTATTAAGTGATAATTTCCTCGCCTGCTAACATATACAAAACCTAGTATACTAGCTGGAATATTAAATGCTATTGAAGTTCTAACATTATATGCGTTCATGATTTCATGGAATGATATAGTTTCGTCTAATAATGATTTAAGTAAGCTTTTATCTAGTATATCTATGTTCATCTATATTTCCCCCTTTAAACCCTAATATGCTATTAATTCTCTCTATCTTCTTCATCCTCAATAGCTTTTATAATTCTTATAATTTGTTGTATTCCCTTTGGGGTTAATTCTTTAGTTTGTTTAAATAATACTTGCAAATCTTCTCTTTCTTTTAATTCATTCCAGAAGTCTAGTAGTTCTGGGTCATTTTCTACAGCATTAGATATTTCCTCAGATGGATTTTTTATATCTGTTCTACCTAGAAGATAGTCAACTGAAACATTGAAAAAATTCGCAATGTTTTCTAACATATCAGAATCTGGCTTTCTTTGTCCAGTCTCATACATAGCTATGGTACTAGGAGAGATATTTAATTTTTTAGCTAATTCTCTTTGTGTTATCTCTCTTTCTTGTCTTAAATGTTTTAAAATTTCTTTCAATATTCTCACCCCTTGTAATAGTTTATATATAAAATATATCACCACATGTGAGCAAACTCAAGAGTTAAAAGCAATAATCACGTAAAGAGAGAAAGATACAAAAAGTGCTTGACATACTCACGTAACGTGATATAATAAAAATACAAGGTGCTTCACAATGGGTGAGAAAATGGAGGTGAAGGTTTGAAAACTTTAGGAGAATATAGAAAAGACAAAAATATGACTCAGATAGAGCTTCATAAAGCGACAGGAATACCATTGAGTTCTATAGCCATGTATGAGACAGGGGAGAGGACTCCAAGTCTAGCAAGGGCAAGAAAAATTGCAAAGTTTTTTAATGTATCGACGGATGAAATTTTTTTTGGATTGCAAGTTCACAATAAGAGAGCAAACGAAAAATAAATAAGTAAAATCAAATGAGAGGAGGTGAGAGGGGTGGAAAAGCTAGAAACCATAGAAATTGATATTCCCAACAAGGTATATAAAATAAATGGAACGCCATTCTCAGATAAATGTCATGAGTTAGTAATTGTTTTTAAGAATGGCGTATGGGAAATCAATTATAAAAATAAGTTTTATCCCGATGGAAGAGCTTTAAGGAATTAGCTTAGAAATGAAGTCTACAACTTCAATAAGACCATTTTTAAAACGATTTTCCATGTAGACAATGGCAGAATCTTCTAAATCAAAATCAGCACCAATATAAAGACGAATATATTTTGTTCTACCGAGTTCCAACAATGTATCAGAAACATCTGTGCAGTTCCATGAAGATATATTTTTATCCTCAGTATAAAAATTTTTTTCGAATCTTTTAGCTTGAAGTTTTAAATAGCCAGATTTTCTTCTTTCTAAATATTGCTTATATATGCAACATAAAAGTTTATCGGCATCTCTGGTTAGATTTACCATATAATTTCTCCTTTCTTTAGTACTTAGCTTGGCAGAGCCTGTACTTATATTATAGGAGAATATTGGGGGAAAGACAATGAAGTATCAAATAGGAGGAGGTGAGGAGGGATGACTAATGATATGGTGTTTTGGGCTACTGTAGTAGTATATACGACTATTATATCTTTAGCAGTAGTCCTAAATAAAAGATTGGATGCAATTGAAAGGATGTTAAGGGAGTACTTCTATAAAATTGATTACCATAACCTTGATTTGATCCTTAAATATGGAAAAGGAAGTGATGAAAATCCACCAAGTGGCGGTAAAAATAACATTTAAAATTCTATAGCTTGCCTTCTCAGGGTCGAACTTTAAGTAATCTAAAATATTTCTCGGTAAAAACAATAGAAGATTTATCCAATAGAATGGACTGAATGTCTCTAATATGCGACTACGAAACACACCAATAGACGCTTGAAACATTCCGATTATTCCATGCTGTATATCAGCTCTTCTAGCAAACATATTGTCAATAACAGAAACAGTATCTTTATATATATGCATGTTAGTAATTTGTTGGACATACGGACGTCTAGAATCTTTGAGATTGGCTAGTTTGAAAAGTTTTTTAATAGATTCTTCGTGTGTTAATAAAGATTCATTCGGTTTAGAAACCCAATGTTCGTATCTTTTAAAGTAAAACTTAGTTTTTAAATAAGCATTAATGTTAAAAAGTAGCTTATAGAAGAAAGTAAAAATTAGAATGTAGTACCATTTCAATGAAGTCACCCCCTTTACTAGATTTTACCATATAGGGGTGTTTGGGACAATCTTAATAAGTAAAAACGAAATATCAAATGATAGGGGGAATCAAAATGCAAATAGAAGTGTTAAGTGTAACAATATGCAGACATACAGGAAAAGAATTGAAGAGAGAAATTAAAGAAGTAAGGGAAGTAGATGAAGATGAATTTTATAGACCATTAGTAGAAGTTTTTGGAGATGCATTTCTAGAGCATTGTAAAAATTCAAAGGAGGCATAAAAAATGGAAAGAAAATCATTAGATACAACAGAAATATTATCAATAGATTTTAATAAATATGAAGTATTAATGCTAGATAAAGTGTTTGTTTCACTTAAAAATGCAAAGGTAGCTGTTGTAGAAGATATGATGAATATAATTTTAGAGGTATTTGTTGAAAACAGTTGTATCGTTCGCAGCTTTTACAACAAAGGAAACAAGCTAAGGATCGAGGAACTTGATGATAATTATTTAGTAATTTCGAAAATGGAGGTCTAAGTAATGAATATCAAATATTTAAAGTATTATATGCAAAAATGTATAAACAATGGTGTTAAACCAAGCTGGCAAGGTTTAAGGTTTTGGTATGAAACTACAAATATAAGTTTTTAGTGATAGGAGGGACAGGCTTGAAAATAATATTTGATAAAAAGCTTTTTAAAAGACATGCACCTAAAAAGATACAGAAGGTACTAAGTCATCATGTAGATTTGATAGATGGAAAAGAAGTTAGTTTTGAAGGAGAAGAAGGCTTTGGAACTGTTGAGTATGAGCATGAGAAGTATGGATTTATTTTATATCCAATTTATCCTGATTGGTGTAGGGAGGAGGTGTAACAGTGGAACACACAGGAATAGTTAGAAGAGTAGATGAATTAGGTAGAGTTGTAATTCCTAAAGAGATTAGAAGAACTCTAAGAATTAGAGAAGGAGATCCATTAGAAATTTCAGTAGATTCAAAGAATGTAACTATAAGCATAAAAAAATATCATCCTGAAAAGGTATTTGATTTTGAGGATGAAGAATTAGAGGAAATTATAGCAGCACTTAAAGAAAGGATAAAAGATAGAGACATTATTATAAGACAACACGATTTAACTGAATCATCACAGATAACTGAAGATGAAATTTTAAAATACAAGCAATCAAGATACTTATGTAGAACAATAATCAATAAAATTAATGAAATAGTTGAAAGGGGAGTAAACAATGTGGATTAGAAGCCAAAGTAGAAAAGAACTAATAGATGTAACTTCACTTGAGGTAGTAGGTAATACAATTATGTGCAGAAATTGGACCTTAGGAAAATATGAAACAGAAGAAAGAGCTATGGAAGTTTTAGATGAAATACAAGAACAGCTGACTCAATGTGTAGGAGTATCAAATATGAGGGAGATAGCAAATTATGAGATGGAAAGCTTTCAAAGCTATTCTGTGTTTCAAATGCCAGAAAAATAAGGAGGTTGGTTAAATGAAAATAACTGAAAAATTGATGCAGTTAGGATTTGAATTTAAAAAATACTATGGAAATATGGCTTATGTTTTTAGCACACCAAGGGTACCCAATATGAGGTTTGAGCATGACTTTGTATATTATCCAGATGAAAATCAGTTCTATATTAATTGCCATAAAACCAGTCATACAGAAACTATAAAAGAAAAAGAATTAATAGACAATCATAATAATCTAAATGCACCTGCAAAAGATAAATGGCTTGAAATAAGAAAAGAACTCGAAAATTATAAATTTGATGTTTTTGGAGGAATATAAGTGAAATGTTTTGCAGACATCAATGGAATAGTTTGTGTAGTTTTAGTAGACAAAAAAGAAGAGCTATCAAGCGGCAACTTGAAAAGCTCACTACATTAAAAAATATTTAATAAATAAATTATACCATAGATTGGAGGAAATTTAAATGGCAGATTTTTGTTTAAGATGTGGAAGGGCTTTAAAAAATAAAGAATCGGTTGAAAGAGGATACGGTTCTGATTGTTATAAAAAAATAAAAGCAGAAGAGAAAAAACTTGATGAAGTTCAAAAGTTTAATGAAGTAATGGAAGAAATAGAAGGACAAATTAACTTTGTAGATGAACTTAAAAGGAAGTGTTCATAATGAACTGTCCTAAATGTAATAGACCAGTAACAACTAAAAAGTATGAGTTATTCTATTGTCCTTGTGGAAAAATTTTAATGGTAATTGAAGTTAATAAAACAAAGATGGTTGTGGATCATACACCAAAAGAGGAGGAAAAATAATAGATATGCACGTGAATGATATGGATAGAGAAGAACTCCTAATGGAACTAGGTAATTATAGATTTGCACCAGGACACGGTCCTAATTATGAAAAGATGTCAGATGATGAACTAAGAACATTGTTAGAGCGATTTAGAAAGTTATTTGAGGAGGAATAAACATGTCAAATGAAATGGTATTCAAAGAAACTAATACAATGATGATAATAGATGGTTTAAAGCTAGATAGAGTAACGGATTCTATGAATAAGATAAATCAATTTCAACAAGTTGTACAAAACGCATTATTAGAAGGTCATGATTATGGAGCAGCTTTCTATGGTTCCAAAAAACCTAGTCTATTAAAACCAGGAGCAGAAAAGATATTAATGCTTTTAGGACTAGCAAGTGAATATGAAATCATGGAGAAAATTCAGGATTACGAAGAAGGATTCTTCTCATATACCATTAGATGTATTCTAACTAAAGATGGACAAGTAATTACTGAGGGGCTAGGTCACTGTAATAGCAAAGAGAAAAAGTACGAGGGTGATAAGCAAGATAAATATATGTTAGGAAACACATGTCTTAAAATGGCCAAGAAAAGAGCACAAGTAGATGCAGCTCTTACAGTAGGAAGCCTATCCAATATATTTACTCAGGACTTGGAGGATATGGTTCAATTTAATAATAATGAGAGAATTGAAACAATGAACCAAAATGATGCAGAAAACATAAAAATTAATTTTGGTAAGTATGGCAAGAATGGTGGGAAAACACTAGGGGAAATTCTTGCTATAGATAGAGGATATATAGAGTGGTTAAAAGACAATGCAAGAGATGAAGTGGTAAAAAAAGCTGCAGTAATGTTGCTGAACTCTAAAGAAGAAGCAAAAGGAAAAGTAAACAATGAAACTGGTGAAATACACGATGATATACCACTTGAATTTATGGACAACCCATTTGATAGTGAAGAGATACCATTTTAGATTAGGGGGAGAAATCCCCTTAATCTCTAAGAGAAGGTGATAACTAGATGAACTATATAAAAGAACTTAATGCATTTTATGATTGGCTCGAAACAAATTCATTGTCAACATCTGCAATTGCTTTATGGCATGCATTGATGCATATAAACAATAAGGCAGGATGGGCAGAGGAATTTGGGGTAGCTGCATCTGTATTATGTGTTAAAACTGGACTAGCAGACAGAACAATTAGAAATGCAAGAAATGAACTAAAACAAAAAGGAAGAATAGATTGGAGTTCTAGAAAAGGTAATCAATCAGCAATGTATAAAATAATTTCTTTATTAGATACGTTGCCGGCAACTGTTACCGGTAAACCTTCCGGAAATGATATTAAAAAAGATGAAGAAAAAGCCTTGTCGGAAATAAATGCCGACAATGTTTCCGACAACCATGCCGACAAGTGTGCCGACAGTAGTGCCGGCAACCATGCCACATTAAATAAACTAAACGAAACTAAACTAAATGATATAAATACTAATACTACGGAAGTAGAAGAAAATGTTTTTGATGATGAGTTTTCTGAATTAGCAAAGCTATATCAGAATTGCATAGGACAGACTAATGCTTTTACTTCTGATTGGATTAGTTTTAATAAAAGTACTTATGGATTTCAGTGGGTAAAGAACGCATTACTTGAAGCTGAAAGACAAGGGATACGTACAAAGTCTTATGTAGAAAAGATACTTAGTAATTGGAAAAATTGGGGAGGAATGAAATTGTCTACGGATAAAAACATTAGTCAATCTAAGGTAACACCAGCTAAAAAGACCAAGTTTCATAACTTTGAAGGGAGAACTGAAAAATATACAGCTGAACAATTAGACGATGCAGCAGAGAGAAAAAGAAGAGAATACTCTGAAAGACTAAAAAAGCAGAACGAAGTTCTATAAATAAGAAAAACAAAAATCGAGGATAAACCTCGATTAATGTAGAGACTAACATCTTCCGCCAAAGAAACCATCACAGTTACAGAAAATAACCACTAAAAGCAAGAAAAAGAACAGTAAAGAATTATTATTATCACAATCTTTGCCACCTAATAAATCAACCATACAAATACCTCCTATTTAGTATTTGGTCTAAGTAAATAACCTAGTAACAATATATGAAGAGTATTGATAAAGTGTTAATTATTATTTATAGAGGAGTGATGAAGTGAACAAAACTCAAATAATAACAATATCAGAAGAAGCAGCAAAATTACTAAGAGAAAACCCAACATGGACATATAAAAAAGCTATAGATAAAGCTAAGGAGATGATCAGCAATGAAAAGGTTAGTAATGAAGAAACTAAAACTATGGAAAAAGCTAATTAGAGGCACATTACTTAAAGAATATATAGTTAATAGTATTTTAAAATAAGGGGTGTATTTATGGGATATCACAAAGGAGATGCATTTGAAAAAATAATAAATATATCAAATAAAGTTTATCAAAGAAAAGGAATAGCATTAGTACAGAAAATACCTACACCAATGAAACCTATTAGAAGAGGAAAACAAATAACATCAGCTTACTACGAAGAAAAAAGTACACTAGACTATATTGGAGTATATGAAGGAGTACCAATAGCCTTTGACGCAAAAGAAACCAAAGAAGAAAACAGATTTCCTCTTGGCAATATTCAGGGTCATCAAATTGAATTTATGAAAAACTGGTACAACCATGGAGGACTAGCTTTCCTTTTAATCAATTTCACCAAGTTAGATACAGTATATAGACTAGATTGGTTAACTTTAAGTTGGTACTGGAAACAATACCAAGAAAATAGAGGAAAAAGAGGACTTGGAAGCATAGCCTTTAACGAATTTGAATGTAACTGTAAAAAACTAAGGTCTAGAGACGGCATAATGCTAGACTACCTGGAGGGGATAGAAAGTGAAGAAATTAAGAATAACAGATGATAACACAGGAGAAATCCTACTAGAAAAAGAATTCTCAGGAGGATATCACTTTATATATACAAACTTACATGATGCAGGTAAATTACACCATATAAGAGATTTAGACAATGGTAAATTTGGAGGAAAACACTGGATTAAGAATTTTATATATAAACCTATAGCCACAAGATTAATTAAAAAATTTGAAGAACTAAAACATATAAAACCATCAAAGATTTTATTTATAGAAGATATGGACTATGAAGACCCTGAAAATGGTAAATCACAGTGGAGAGCAAAAATATCAAAAGCCAATAAACAATTTACAGTAATGACAGGATATGAATACATCTTAGAAACAAGAAATTACTATATTGAGAGAATGAGCAGAGAACAAATAATAGCTTTAATCTATCACAAACTTAGACATATTGGAAAAGATGGAGACATGGTAAAGCATGACATAGAAGATTGGAATAACATGATAGCAACACTAGGAACAGATTGGGCAACAACCCAAGCAAGAATAAAGAATCTCCTAGAAGATGAAATCCTTTGGAGAGAGTTAGAACCACTGGCAAAGCAATTAAATGTATTTAATTTTCACGAATACAGTAAAGCAGATGGAAAAGATAAAAAGGCTTTATAGGAGGGATAACCTTGGACAAGCTAATACAATTATGTTTCAGAAGCATTATTAGGCAAGTCAATGGAGATAAAGATATTTCAGAACAATACAAAGAGCTAGCCATGGAAGAATACAAAGAACATGAAGACACAATAAAACTTATATATGAAAATAAAAGTTACAAAAACCACGAAAACAAAACGTATAAAAGTAAAAGGTATAAAAACAAATGTACCTATAGAGTAGAGGACATTATTCCAAGGAAAGTAAAGAAAAAACTATATGAGATGGTGAGCTAGAATGGATAGTACATGGCATAACTAAAGGATATGCATAGGAGGAAACTATGAAGAAAATAAGATGTATTAAATGCGGTAAATTACTCCTTGAAGCAGAGGGAAAAGGTGAGACAATATGTCCTAGATGTAAGACTAAAAATACTTATGATACGGAGAAGAATAGTTAAAATGATTTATCGAAAAATGAAAGGAGAAAATTATGATTAAGTTGATTAATATAAATAAAATTTATCATCATCCAGACAATCCTAGAAAGGATTTAGGAGATTTAACAGAGCTGGCAGAAAGCATTAGACAAAGTGGAATACTACAAAATTTAACAGTTGTGCCATGGGATTCAAATATGCCAGAATATGGCGAAGAGGAAGAACGTTATTATGCAGTAATAGGAAATAGAAGATTAGCAGCTGCAAAATTAGCAGGACTTGAAGAAGTACCTTGTACAATATCTAAAATGGATCGTAAAACTCAATTAGCTACAATGCTTCTGGAGAACATGCAAAGAGTAGATTTAACTATTTACGAACAGGCACAAGGATTTCAAATGATGCTAGATTTAGGGGAATCTGTAACTAATATTTCAGAGAAAACAGGATTTTCAGAAAGTACAGTTCGTAGGAGAATGAAACTCCTAGAACTAGATCAGGATAAATTAAAAGAATCAGCTAGTCGAGGAGCCACACTTATGGATTATGCTGAACTGGAGAAAATTGAAGATATAGAACTTAGGAATAAGGTGCTTGAGAAAGTAGGGACAGATGATTTCAATTGGTCATTGAGAAATGCAATTGATAGAGAAAAGAGAGCAAAAGCATTTGCAGAAATAATAGAGAAGCTTGAGGAGTTTGCAGAAAAAACAGAGAGTAGCAATAACCTAAGACGTGTACAATATTTTAATGGATATGGCGATGATGAAGTTGTAAAACCAGAGGATGCAGATGAAGTAAAATATTTTTATGAGGTAAGTCAGTCATATATTACTTTATATAAAGAAAGTGTGGATGCAGAAAAAGATTCTGATAGGGAAGAAAAAGAAAGAATTAAAAGAGCAAAGAGAGATGCTAGAAGAGTAGAACTAGGGGAGATATCCAAAAGAGCATATGAGCTTAGGAAAGAATTTGTAAAAGGAATATCAAATACTAAAGCAAGAAAGAACATGGACAAAATAATAGAGGTTGCCATATATGCAATTGTAGAAAGAAGTTGTAACCTAAGCTATAAAGAAGTATCAGAGCTACTTAATATAGATATTAATAATAAAGACAATGAAGAACTTGAATGGAAAGACATAGCTAATCATATTTGGAAACAACCAGAATTAAATTTATTATTAATAGTCCATGACACTATAGACTATAGAAATAGTACCTATTTTGATTATTTTTGTAGACATACTCCTAACAATGACCTTGATTATATATATGATTTCCTCCAAAAATTAGGATATAAAATGTCAGAGGAAGAAAAACAACTTCAAGATGGAACTCATGAATTGTTTATAGTAGAGGAGGAATAGAATATGGAACATGCTTTAGTTAAAGTAACCAACGGAGAGTTGTATCCATATTTAAAAGATATTACATTATGCGGAAGGGTTGAAGATGGTGAAAGTTGGGGGACTATAGGTAAATTTTATATATATGGTTGTAAGGATGAAGAACAAAAACAATTTTATAAAGGAATATTAGCTTTTGATAAAGGAACAGGTGTAATTGGGTTACAAACAGTTGAAGAAGTAGAAAAGTTTTGGCTTGATGGATGTGACGGAATGTTTCTAACTATAGAAGAAGGGGATTATGAGATTATAGAGAAGCTATAGAATTAATTGTTATTTATGTGAAGTAAGAAAGGAGAAATAGAAGCTATAAAGGTTACTTTTGAAGTTAAGTATCCAGGAAAAAGAAAGTATATAGATCACGAGGAATATTATGAAGTAATCTAAAATAGGAGGATGAAAATGAAATATAAATTATTATGGAGCGAAGATAATGATATGGCAATGGGTTATAAAGGACACTTTAAGTCAGAAGAAAACTTTATTGAACAAGTAAAAGCAGAGTTCAAAAGTTTTGATAATAAAGATTGCATAGTAAAAGATATAAAAATTGAGCCTTGCATAGAAACTGAGAGCGGACTTCCAGGTGATGTAGTAATTCCTCTATCAACAACAGATATAGAAATAGCAAATTATTATACGGCTACAGTAATTGAATTAGATTAATGAGCAATGTGTTATTTATGTGAAGTAAGAAAGGAGAATAGTAATGGTTAGAATAATAAGTTTTGAAGATGATTGTGCTCAAGTAGATTGGGCTGATGCTGTTGATGAAGGTATAGCAATTGGGCTTAAAGTTGCAATGGAAAACAGAAACAGAGAAATAGAAAAAATTGATGTAAGGATACCTAGCGGATATGGGGTAGCTACTGATTACACTATTAAAAATGAATGCCCTAAATGTAGGGGAAAACTTATAAAAAAAGGTGTCCATAATGGGTGTTATGATGGAGAATTTACCTATGTAGATAAGTTAACTTGTGAAAATGATTGCTTCTTTTATTATTCAGAATTAAGAGAGCACAATGGAATTAAAGATTAATATATCACTGAATATGATAAGAAAAATATTCACCAAATTAAATAATTAGAGGCTCTAGAAGCCCAGGGAAATTAAATCCTTGGGTTTTTCTTTTTTCAACAATGACAATGATGTCAACCAAATGGAGAAAACATAAGACTTTCGTCAACCAAGGAGGGAGGATATGCAGGAACTTATAGCAGAAATAGAAAGACTAAGGAAAGATTTAAACAATACAATAACAGAGCTTAACAAAGTAGGATATACAAAAGCAAAGGCAGAGTACCTATATAGAGTAGCATTAGCAAAAGAAATTCTTTTAAATAAGGATAGAGGATTGCCAGCTACATTAAATAGTGACGTTTCTAGAGGAAATGAGATTGTAGCCAAATGTAAATTTAATAGAGATTCAGCAGAGTCTTTATATGACTCTACATATGAAAGACTAAGAGCAATTAAAGTAGAGATTGGAATAGTAACAGATCAGATGAATGCTATTAGGAAAGGGGAGTAGAACTATGCAACTGAAAAAAGAAATAGAAATTTGTATAAAGAAAACATCAGAAAAAACAGCTAGGGAAGTAGTAGAATCATTAAAGAAACAAAGAATGATTAAAATCGATATGAATTTTTATAAAAAGACAGAAATAGTATTATATAATTATGAAAAATTAAAGTTAGCAGTAAAGCAAAAAGAAGAAGATATAGAATATATAGAGAAAAATGGATTACCTGGAAAATCAAAATCAATAGTATTCTATAGTACATCAGGTGGAAATGTAAGTGCTGGAGATAGATATATAGAATTAATAGAAAAATATAAAGTTGAAAAAACAGAAACTGAAAGAGATATAGCAAGAATAGATAATGCATTAGATAAGATAAGAGATGATAAATACTTTGAAATAATAGAATTAAAATATTTGAAGCAAGAAGCAAAAACAGATGAAGAAATAGCAGAAATGTTAGAAAAGGATAGGACTACTATTTGTAGGAATAGAAGTAGACTATTAAATACAATAAAGACTATACTATTTCCGGAGAGCATAAAAGAAATATTATAAAAATGATTTTGCACATTTCATGCACATTTCATGCTATTGTGTGTAACGAATATATATAGTAAGATGATATTGTGGAAAAAATGTAGAATATATACAGGTCTTCCAAATCATATGTCTTATAAAATTAAATAAGGATTTACACTAAGTCTCACCAATACAGGTGGGATTTTTTAATGCTCCTTTTGATGTGATGGGCGGTGTGAGTATATTAACCTAATATCAGAAAAAAGGAGATGTCTAATATGTTAAAACCACCTATTTGTAGAATGGGAGGAAAAAGTAAATTAAGAAAAACTATCATAGATATGATACCCACTCATGTATGCTATGTTGAATTATTTTTTGGTGCCGGGTGGGTGTATTTTGGTAAAGAACTCAGCAAGGTAGAAGTAATTAATGATATAGATAAGGAATTAATAAATTTATTTAAAATGATTAAATATCATGCTCCTGAAATTGAACGAATGCTAGATTACCAGATAAGTAGTAGAGATATGTTTGAGGAGTATAAAAATTACACTATAGATTATCTAACTGAAATAAATAGAGCAGTAAGGTTTTTATATCTAATAACTCAGTCCTTTGCAGGGAAAGGTCAACACTACGGATATGGAACTACAAAAATACCATCTCAACAAATATTCTATAAAAATTTATTAATGGATTTAAAAGATAGGCTTAGAAATACTTATGTAGAGAATTTAAGCTTTGAAACAATAATCGATAAATATGATAGAGAACATACTTTTTTCTTTGCAGATCCACCTTATTTTGAAACAACGGGATATTCAGATGAGTTTGGAGAGAAACATCATTTATTGCTTAGAGATAAACTAATTAATTTAAAGGGTAAGTTTCTATTAACTATAAATGACCACGAAAGCACAAGAAAATGGTATAAAGATTTCAATATTAAAGAAAAAGAAGTAGCCTATAGTGTAGCTAAGGATATGGAAGCAAGAAAAAAATATAAAGAATTAATAATAACTAACTATTAATTAGAAAGGAGCTTATAGGCTCTTTTCTGTTATTAAGAGGAATTGATGAAGATGAAAGAATATATAGTATATAGATGCAAGATATGCGGCAAAACATTTATATTATTATCTGAAGAAGTAAAATTTAATGAAAAGCAAGGAAATTATGTTAGCTGTCCATTTAAGGGACATAAAAATATAGTAGTAACAGGAGCTTATGACTCTATAAAGGAATGTATGCAGGAGAGAAGTTATAAGAGAGATAAGGGTAAGATGAAGCAGATAAAATAATTAGATAAATGCATAGTGCCTTTTATATTTTATTTTTAAATGAAAGTCAGCAATTAAGCCAACTATTTATTAATAGTAACAATGAAATTTAATAAAAATATACTTTTATAATTATTTTATCGTTAAAAAGTGAAGATTTATCATAATCCTAGATAATTAAGCACTAAAAAAGAAATGGCAGCATTATCCTGCTGTCATTTCTTTTTATATTTTAGTTTTCACAGAGAAGTCCATTGAGGGGGAAGCCCTCAACAAACTATTTCTATAATTATAATGATTAATATACACCAGTACTCTACTGGATAACTGGTAATAAAAATCATTAACCATAGAAACTTCCCCATGGAAACACCTCATTTCAAATTTAATTTTTCTATTTAAATATACAATATAGTTTATGAAAATAATAGTTGTATTTATTACCAAATCAAAATTGAGAAAATAATTGTATTTATTATCTAAACAATATGCATAAATTATCAGAATATGTCGAACGATTATTGAAGGATTTTCTCCTTTCTTGTAGAATAAATAAAGGGAAAGGAGAGGATGATATATGGGACTAAATGAGTTAATTAAAAAAGGAGAGACGTTTTACAACCAAGTACAATCAAGTGAATTTGGAGGCGACTATATTAAAGGAGAAGATTACGAACAATGGATAACCGAAGTAGCAATACACATGGAAAAAGAATCATTGCCATCTGTAATAAAAAATAGGCTTGATAAAACTTTAGAAAATGCAGTCGGGAATGGTGCCGAATACCTAGAAACGATTTTAGGTATACTTAAAGCAGTTAATAAAAATGGTAATAAATAACAAAGTCAAAGAGCCCGGTGAACTGACCTTTGTCAAGTAGACAATCAATTTAATTAAAATTTATGCACATTAGGATGCATGGTTTCGATATTCTAAAGGAGCCATGCATCCTAATCCTTTTTGAAATCTTTTTTACTATGATATAATTATGATAAAAGAAGGAAGGTGTTATATAATGCAACAAGAAAATGTAACTGATAAAGAGTTTTTAGAATTATATGAAAAAATATGTAAAAAGTCTACTAATAATGGAATTGCAACACGTGAATGTGTAGCGATGGAATTTTTAAAGATATTTAAAGAAAAACCTGGAAAAAGAAATGCTAAGAATATAAAGAAGCTAGAACCTATATTGAAAGCAATAAATGCCTGGAAGTTTGTAGATGAAGAAATATTAAATAAATATATTTAGGAGGCACTTTTACGAGTGCTTTTTTAATGTAACAAGACAAACAAATAGTAGAAGTGTTGAGGTGGTGATATGACTAAGAAAAAGCGGAGAAATGTAACATATAAAGATTGGGTAACGGAAGAAGGATTAATAAAAATAGAAGGATGGGCAAGAGATGGATTGATAAATGAGGATATATCCAAAGAAATAGGAATACACCCATCCACTTTATATGATTGGCAAAATAAATATCCCGAGATAGCCGAGGCCTTAAAAAGGGGAAAAGATGTAATTGATAGACAGGTTGAAAATGCTTTATTAAAAAGAGCCTTAGGTTATGATTATAAAGAAGTTACCCAAGAAAGAATCATAAAAAAAGATATAAAGGGTGACCCAATGACTGATTTACATGGATTCCCAATAGCTGAAATGGTTACAACCAAAGTAGTAACAAAGCAAGTAACACCAGATACTACAGCCCAAATATTTTGGTTGAAGAATAGAAAGCCAGAGCAATGGAGAGATAAGCAACAGGTAGAACATAGTGGACAAATTGACACTGGATTAAATAAACTAAATTCCATATTAGAACAGCTAAAGGAATGATAGTATGGAAGAATTGAAATTGCAGAATGAAAGCAACGGAGGAGAAGAGTTTTTACTATCAGAGAAATATAAAGCATTTCTTAAACATAATGCTCCTGTAGAATTTTTGGAAGGCACAACGGCAGCTGGTAAAACTACAGTAGGCGTATTTAAATTTATGCTTAAAGTTGCTCAGTCTCCAAAGAAGATTCATATAATATCTGGATTGGATTTAGGAACTATAGAAAAAAACATCATAAATAAAGATTTAGGGATAGTTGATGTATTTGGAGCATTGGTTGAATATAATGCTAATGGAAAAGGTGAACATTCTTTACCCCATATACTTTATCAAACAGGTTCCGGAGAGAAGCTTATATATGTATTAGGATATGACAACAAAAAACGTTGGAAAAAGGCATTAGGAGGACAGTATGGGTGCCTATATATAGATGAAATTAATATAGCCGATATGGATTATGTAAGGGAAGCTTCTATGAGGTGTGACTATTTATTAGCAACACTTAATCCCGATGATCCTAATTTACCAATATACAAAGAATATATAAATCACTCAAGACCGTTACATGAGTATAAAAATGATGCACCAACTGAAATAAATAATATGTTAAACGAAGAACCAAAGCCTGGATGGATCCATTGGTTCTTTTCTTTTGCTCATAATGCAGGATTAAGTGAAAAAAAGAAAGAGCAAATTATAATCACTGTGCCAAAGGGTACCAAACTTTATAAAAACAAAATTCAAGGTCTTAGAGGTAGAGCAACAGGATTAATATTCCCTAACTTTACTAGGAAGAATAATGTAAGGTCTACTGAATGGCTTAAGAAGAGGATGGCTGATAAAAAGGATCCATTGAAGTTTATTCACTTCTCATGTGGAGTTGATACAGCTTATTCCCAAGAAAGTCCTGATACTATTAGTTTTATATATCAAGGAATAACTGACAAAGGGCAATTAATTATCCTAGATGAAGAAGTATATAACAATGCTGATTTAGAAATACCTTTAGCTCCTTCTGATATTCCTCCAAGACTAATAGCTTTTTTAGAGAGGAATAGAAAAAGATGGGGATTTGCAAGAGATGTATTTATTGATAATGCAGACCAGGCAACTATTACTGAATTAAAGAAATATAAAAGGCAGCATGGATGCGTATATAATTTCCTAAATGCTTACAAGAAAGTAGACAATATAGATAGAATTCATTTACAGTTAGGATGGCTTAATGTTAATGAATTTAAGGTAGAAGCCAATTATATAGTATTAGATCATTGCGTTCACCATATAGGAGAATTAGAAAGTTATAGCTGGAAAGAAGATAAATATGAGCCTGAGGACAGAAATGACCATACAATTAATGCTAGTCAATATGGATGGATTCCATTCAGAACCAAAATAGGGATAGGGGGTTAAGAATATGGGACTGAAAGAGGTGATAAAAGGATGGTAGCAAAACTACTAAATATACAACCTGCAACAGACAATTCAATATCAATTAAAGAACCTTTATCTCATGCAGGAACAGTATTAAGAAACAGAATTTGGTACAGAGGGGATCCTTCTGAACTAGACCAATTTTTTAAACAATCTGCAACAGATGATGTAGGAAAGTCTAGATTTTGGGCAGCAGTACCCTCAGCAGATTCAAGTATTAGAAAATTTCATAGTGGTTTACCAGGTGAAATAGTAGACAAGTTAGCTGATATTGTCATTTCTGATTTAGATAGTATTGAATTATCTGAACAGGATCTATGGGATGAAATAAGTCTAGATAATAAATTCAGTGATGAAATATTAGGTGGAGCTATAAAAGATACTCTAATATGTGGTGATGGAGCTTTTAAATTAAGTGTAGATACTGAAATAACAGATTATCCTATAATAGAGTTCTTTAGTGGTTCAGATGTTGACTATAGATATAAAAGAGGAAGACTTCAAGAAATTATATTCTATGCTTATTACACTCATGATAAAGAAACCTATAGGTTAGAAGAAATATACGGAAAAGGCTATATAGACTATAAGTTATATGATAAAAACGATAAGGAGGTACCGTTATCTGAAGTACCAGAAATATCTCATTTAAGTAAGGTTATTTTTAATGGTGATTTCATCATGGCAGTACCCATGAAATTCTTTAAATCTCCTAAGTTTGAAAACAGGGGTAATTCTATATTTGAAAGAAAATCGGATAACTTTGATGCATTAGATGAAGTAATAAGTCAATGGATAGATGCAATTAGAGCTGGTAGAGTTAAGAATTATATTCCAGAGGACTTGGTACCAAAGAATCCAGATACAGGAGCAGTAATGCGACCTAACCCATTCGATAATCAGTTTTTTAAGACAAGCTCCAACATGGCTGAAGAAGGAAAGGATAAAATAGAGCAATTACAAGCAGATATAAATTATACTGCATTTGTAGAAAGTTATGCCAACACTTTAGATATGTGTTTACAAGGGGTCATATCACCTGCAACTCTAGGAATTGATTTAAAGAAAACAGATAATGCAGAGGCTCAAAGGGAAAAGGAAAAGACAACTTTATATACTAGAGGAAAGATAATAGATGTATTAGTAGAAGTTATTCCTTTGCTAATAGATACAGTATTAAAAGTATATGACACTATGGAAGGTAAATTTCCAGGAGAATATGAGGTAACCATTAACTTTGGTGAATATGCAAGCCCTGATTTTGATAGTACTGTAGAGGTAGTAGGAAAGGCTAAAACCTTTGGTATTATGAGTTTAGAGCAATGTATTGAAGAACTATACGGAGATACATGGACAGAGGAAGAAAAGACCTTAGAAGTTAAAAGAATTAGAGAAGGTGATTCTGTAATAGATGAACCTGCTGCATGGGTGGATAGGCATAATAAAGAGAAACAAGAGGGTTCAGAAGATGATGTGATAGATGATGAAGAATAAAAAGCAAAAGGACGAAGCTTATAATATTCGTAAAATATATGAGCAAATGGAATTGGAACTTATAGCTTCTGTGAAAAGGAATCTATCCAGGCATCAAGAGGAAGAGCAAAAGGTAGGATTTAAATTTGAACAATGGCAAAGTGCTAAGTTAAGAGATTTAGAAAGGTTTAGAAAAGAGAATAGAAAAATCATAGATAAATATGACACAGAAATTAAAAACTCTATTCAGATAATTATTCTAAATACTTATAAAAATGCACAAGATAATGTTAATCGTTTTATAATGAAGATTAAAATCTTTATAAATAAGCTGATAAACAAGACCATTGATGATGTATATATTAAGTTCCCTGGTGATTTAGAACCCATTTTAAAAGACATTGAAAATTTTGCTTTAGATCCCCTTCAAGAAACTATTGAAAGGGTTTTAGAAAATGCCAGGATTTGGGAAGAAGCTCCAAGACCTATTGATGATGTGTTTTTTAGATCTAATGATGACAAGTTCAAGGCATTAATGGAAACCGTTGAGAATGATTTTAAAAAGGCAAATGCTGCAGTATTAAGGCGAATGGATGATGTATATAGGCAAACTATATTTAAGACTCAAGTGCATTATAATACTGGTACAATTACATTGGATAAAGCTATAGATATGGCTACAAAAGATTTTCTAGAAAAAGGTATAGATGCAATAACCTATAGTGATGGCAAGAAGGTTAATATTGCTTCATATGTAGAAATGGCATTAAGGACTACTAACCATAGAGCTTATTTAATGGGTGAAGGTAAGAGAAGGCAAGAGATAGGAATACCCTTTGTAGTAGCATCAGCTCATGCAACAGCTTGTGAATTATGTGTACCATGGCAGGGTAAAATACTTATAGATGATGTCTATAGTGGTGGTAAAAAAGAAGATGGTCCTTATCCATTATTAAGTGAAGCTATGGAGAAAGGATTTTTACATCCAAATTGTAGGCATAATCTAAGCACTTACTTCCCAGGTATAACTACACTACCAAAAGTGCCAGATGAAGAAAAAGCTTTAGAAAACTATAAATATGAACAACAGCAGAGATATATTGAAAGACAGATAAGAAAATATAAAAGACTAGCAGAAGGTTCTATTGATGAAAATAGCCAAAAAAAGTATCAGGATAAAGTTAAAGAGTACCAAAAGGTTATGAGAGAGCATTTAAAAGAGAATCCACAACTAAGGAGAGCTTATAATAGAGAACAAACTAAAGGCGTTCCTTATGATTTTAGTAAGTATGATGAATTAAGTGGATTAATAACCGAAGATAATATCACTATAGAAGGAATTAGTCATCATTTAAAAGAGAGAGTAATAGAAAGAGAAATATCAGCTAAAAGCATAGAAGATGCCTTGAAAAACCCTTTAAATATTGGTAAAATTAAATATGATAAACAAAATAGACCTAGCATAGAATATATAGGCAACAATGCTAGGGTTCAGATCAATCCAGAAACAGGAAATATTATAACTGTATGGAGGACTTCAAGCAAATTAAGAAATAAGTATATGGGTGATAAGAATGGAAAAGATTAAGCATTTATTTAATGAAGAACAATTGAAGATGTTTGAAGAAATAGGAAAACCCATCGAAGGCAGAGATTACTCTGATGATGAGATATTAGAATTAGAGGATCTAATAGCTGATAGACTTATGGACTCTGGGTTTGATGAGGATTATAATCCTAATGGAAAAGGTAAAATATGTGAAAGTATATTAGATATCTTTGGAGATATGTGATAAGCACTTACTAAGTAAAAATAGTGAGTGCTTTTATTATGCTTATTTTGGAGGTGATTTGATGGCTACGGCTACTCAGGTAACATTAATTATATGTTTAACTGTTATAATTTTATATTTACTTGAAAAGAGAGGAAAATGAAGGTGAAGGATCTTGATGAAGCAATAAGAGATGCAGATGGAAGTTTAGTTGAAGCCTGGCGTAGGTTCCAACCAGATTTAGTTTTTGAAAAAGAATTTATAATAAATGAATATAACCAAGCAGAAAAGACGATCCATGTAGACTATGATAATCTCATTATCATGAGTGTTAAGCTAAAGAATGGATATATAGCAGTAGAGTATTGCATATGTAAGAACCCTAAAGAATTTGATTTAGAAAAAGGTATTGAAATGTGTAAAGAAAAAATTATTAACCATTTATCATCAATATATCATTTTAGAAAAATAGAAAACCCAGAAAAGATTAATAAGTTTTCAATGAAGGCCAAATAAGGTCTTTTTTTATTACTCTTTTTAGTATTTATGAGTATAAACTGAAAGAACCTAGAACTGGCACTGACCAGTATAAAAAAGTATGGAGGGATAAAAATGGATTGGATTTTAAAGTTAATTGAGAAACATACAAAAGATGGAGTATTAGACCAAGAGGCACTGATGAAAGATATTAACAAAGAGTTCCCTAATCATGCAGTACCTAAAGAGCAATATAACACATTGGCAGAAACTAAGAAGAAGCTTGAAGGTGATATTACAACTAGAGATAAACAACTAGAAGATCTAAAGAAAATAGATGCAGAAGAATTACAAAAACAAATTGAAACATTGCAGGAAGAAAATAAAGTAGCTAAAGAAACATATGAAAAGGAATTAAAGGGTCTTCAATTATCTAATGCTATTAAATTAGCTATAGCTGGAAAGGTACATGATGAGGATATAGTGTCTCAATTAATAGACAAAGAGAAGGTAATTATAAGTGATGATGGAAAGATTGTTGGATTAGATGAACAGATAAAATCTTTAAAAGAGAGCAAGACATTCTTATTTAAGGTTGATGATACAAATAACCAACAACAGCAAACAGGATTCCAAAAGATAGGAAATGAAACACCTAATAGTCCACAGGCAATGGAAGATGCAATAGCAGCTGCTTTTGGGAATACAGAAACAAAATAATTAAAGAAAGAGGGATGATTTATGAGTATTAATTATGCAGAAAGATTTGAAAGACAGATAGAACAACAATTTGCAAGGGAGCTAACATCTGCTGATTTGGCAACTAATAGAAGATATAATTTTATAGATGCCCAAACAATTAAGGTGCCTACCGTAACTTTAAGTGGGTACAAGGATCATGCTAGGGATGGATCTAAGAATAGAGGGACTGTAGGAAATACTTATCAAGCATTTTCATTAACCCATGATAGGGATATAGAATTCTTTGTAGATGAAATGGATGTAGATGAAACTAATCAAGTATTGTCAGCAGCTAATATTACAGCAGTATTTAATCAGGAGCAAGCTATACCAGAATTAGACATCTATAGATATTCAAAACTGTATTCAGAGTTTGTAGCAAGTGGTGGGAAAGTTAATACAGAAACATTAACAGTAAGTAATATATTAACTGTATTTGATAAAATGATGGAAGATATGGATGAAGCTGCAGTACCTCAATCAGGAAGAATGTTAAAGGTTACACCTCCAGTTTATACAATGCTTAAAAATGCAGAAAAGATACAAAGGTCAATAGATGTAAGTGGTGGGGCTAAAAGTATTAATAGGAATGTTAGGTCTTTAGATGAAGTTACTATAGTGACAGTACCATCTGATAGAATGAAAACTTTATATGATTTTGCAGATGGATTTAAACCAGGTGAAGGAGCTAAGCAAATAAACATGATGCTATACCATACATCAGCAATATTAGCACCTGTTAAAGTAGCAGATATTTACCTATGGAATAAGGGAGAAACTCCTGATTCTGCATTTGGTTACTTGTACCAAAACAGAATGTACACAGATTTATTTGTAATTAAGGCTAAAAAAGATGCAATAGCTATTAATGCTGAAGCATAGGAGGGATATTATGTTTGCAATAAAGGATAATAGACAATACAAGATAACAGAAGAAGAAAAGCAAAAATTTATTGATAGGGGATATAAAATAGCAGAATTAAAAAATGATAAGCTTGTATTTGAAGAAATAGAAACAGAAGAATCTAGAGAAATAGTAGCATTAAGGGAAGAAAATGAAACCTTAAAAGCAGAATTAGAAGAATATAAGAAAGTTCAGAAAGAAGAGCCAGAAAGGGCAAAGAAAACTAAAGGAGAGGGCAAATAGCTCTCTCTTTTAAATTAGAGAGGTGAGTTATTTGGCTTATGTAGATTATACTTATTACAAAGATACCTACAAAGGTACACTTGATGAAGATACAGCTACTAAGTTATTAGAAGAATCATCAGATGAAGTAGATAAATTAACTTATGGCAGAATTAGAAAAAAGGGATTTCAAAACTTAACAGAATACCAACAAGGTTTAATTAAAAAAGCAGTATGTTATCAAGCTGACTTTATCAGTAACTATGGAGATTATATTAATATGCCCATTGACGCATACAGTGCCGGTGGCATAAGTTTATCCTTTAGTAAGGATAATCAAGGTGCCGGTGGTGTTATAGCAGATAAGAAGACCCTAGATTATCTAAGCCAAACAGGGCTTACAGTTAGGAGGTTATAGCTATGAAACTTCCATTTCCTGATTGGCTATTAGTTACACCCATTAAGGTAATTACAGAAATACCAGGAGAAGATGGAGTTGAAGAACATGAAATCTTCAATGGAAAATGTAATTTCAATGAAAAGAGTAAAACTGTAATTAATGCAGAAAGACAATTAGTAACCCTATCAGGCTCTTGTATATTCAAAGGTGATATTTATCCTAATAAACCTATAAAAGGCTACGTGACTCTATTAGATAGTGAAGAGAAGGAAGCAGAAAGTAGACAAATATATAATTATAGGAAAATTCGTAATCCAGATGGAAGTATATATTCTACAGAACTGGATTTGATGTAATATGAAAATAAAAGTAGATATAAAACTAAATCCAACAGCAATAAAAGCAATACAAGATGCTATGATAAAATCTTTACATTTGACTATGGAAGCAATGAAAACAGAGATTAATAATATGCAAGTAGTACCTAAAGAAATAGGGAATCTGGAAGAGTCTGCAGTAGTAGGAGCAGAAAATAATAAAGGGTTTTTAAGCTACAACACACCTTACGCTAGAAAATTATATTATCATCCTGAATACAATTTTAGGCAAGATAAAAATCCTAATGCCCAAGGAAGATGGCTGGATCCGTTTATTCATGGAGATAAAAAAGACTGGCTAACTAAAACTTATGGGATACTTTTAAAACAAAATTCAGGCGGGGTGATTAAATGACAATAAGTGATTTCAAAGATTGGCTAAAAACTAAAATTGATTGCCCTAATTGGTTTACTGGTGGGCTAAGATCTATAGACCAAAAATCTATAGTAGTTTATAATGGCAAGGCTTTTATTAACCCTATGGCTATAGGTGGTATTCAAAACAGTTCTTATAAGGGGAAAGGAATGAGGATATTAGTACACTGGAATAAAAACATCAAAGAAAGCGAATTAAAAGCTCAAGAAATATATAACTTCATAAATGGGTTAACTAACGTAAAAATAGCAGATAAAAGAGTTATACAGTTTAAAACGAGAGACCCTGAACCTATCTATTTAGGTGTAGATGATTCAGGGATATTTGAATATGTGATTGATTTAGAAATTGTACATGAAAGGTAGGTAATGAATATGACTACAACTAATTTAGGAGTATATCCAGTATTTGATTTGGGTTTTAAAATTGGAATAAAAGGAAGAACAAGTACTGAAGAAGATATGAAGGTTATAAAAGATATGGAAACATTCTCTCCTTCAATAGATGGCAATGTGGAAGAATGGACTCCAATGGATACTGAAGGATGGATAAGAAGGTTAATGACAGGGAAAGGATTTACTATTGCCTTGAATGGTAAAAGACATGTAGGAGATCCAGGTAATGATTATGTAGCAGGATTAGCTTGGAAGAGTGGATTAGCTTGTTCAAGCGTGGCGGAAATAGGATTTCCAGATGGAGATAAACTGAAATTTGATTGTATAGTTAATGTAACTACACCATTTGGTGGAGATAGTACAAATGTATCAGGACTAGAACTTGAACTTCAGAGTGATGGTAAGCCTGAATATATACCTGCAGGAGGTGAAGAATAATGAGTAAAATTACAGATATATCTGCTAAACTCACTAATGAAAGACCTAAGTTAAAGCTGGCAGAGGATAAAATATACGATGTTGATGATAGAAAAAATACAATAATATTATTAAATCAAAAGATGGAAAAGTTAGATATGAATGATATAAATGCTATTGATGAAATGATATCTGTTGTTCTAGGTGAAGATGCAGCAAAAGAAATTAATGATATGAATTTATCTATTATGGCTTATCAATCTATTATGATTGCAATTATGGCAGCTGTAACAGGAGAGAAATATGAAGTGATGGAAGCTCGATTTCGGAGAGAAGAGGGTATATAAAGAGGACTGGTATGATATGTACGAAGATTGGGGGTTAATTGAAGCCTCCTTTACTGCTCAATATGGGATTAGGTTAAGAAATGAAAAAGATATGTCTTGGAGTGAGTTTAGTACTTTATTATCTGGAATTATGCCTGAAACCCCTCTTGGAAAAGTAGTATCAATTAGATCTGAAAATGATAAAGATGTCCTTAAGAACTTTACTAAAGAACAGCATAAACTTAGAAATGAATGGAGAAATAGGAATATAAAAAGGATAGTTATCATGGATAAAAAAGAAGTTGAAAGGCAGACACAAATATTTCAGGATATGTGCAAAAAAGCATTTAGTAAATAGAGGGTTGAAATCTTTGGTTATTTTTGGTATTCTTTAAGCGTGAGATAATATTAACAAGGGGGATGGTTCAAGTGGAAAATAAGAAAAAGAAACCTTTATTTAAAAGATGGTGGTTTTGGGTTATAGTCGTAATTATAGCAGTAGGAGCATTAGGGTCTAATGGGGATAAGGACAAAACACCTACTAAGGAAACATCAAAGGTAGAGGAATCAAATCAAACTGAAGATAATAAAGGAGAAGTGAAGAAAACAGAATTAGAAAAAGCATTGGAAGAGGCAATTGAGGTTGACTATAAAAAACTACATTCAGATTATATGGATAATGCTATAAAAGCAGATGGAGAATATAAAAATAAGATGCTTATACTAACTGGAGAGATAAATGATATTGATAGGGAAATTGCAGGGAATCCTTATGTAATATTTGATGTAGATGGGTTTTTGAATAATGTTAGAATAACTTTTAAAAAGAGTGAAGAAGAGAAAGTAGCTGAATTTGAAAAGGGGCAAACAATAAAAATTGTTGGAAAATGTGAAGGAACTTTGTTAAGTACAACAGTAGCATTAAGTGATTGTTTACTTGTTGAATAATATGTAGAAATTAATAAATGCCATTAAGCACTTAGAGAAATCTAGGTGCTTTTCTTATGCTTAAAAAGGTGGTGAAGGTATGGCAGATAGCACAAGCGTAGGTTCTATACAATTAGATGTAGAGATTAATCAAAATTCCTTAAATATGGAAATAAATAAAATAAGTAAAGTCTTTAATAATAGCTTTAAAAATATGTTTAATGAAATGACAAGTAAAACGAATAAATTTGTTAAAGATTCCATAGGAGGAATTGGTGATAGTTTTAAAAATGTTGCTCAATCTGGAACAAGCTCTAGTGAAAGAGTATCTAAAAATATAGAGAAGATGAATGCTCAATATAAGAAAACTCAGGAAGAGATAAGGAAGATACAAGAAGAATTAAACAACTTAGATACACAAAGGGACGCTATAATTAATAAATATAAGGATCTCCCAGCGTTTTCAGGTATGAGTAAAGATGAAAGTTTAGAACAGATATTGAAATCTGATACAAAGTTTCAGAAGCTCACATCTGAAATAGATAAACTTACATCTAAAATAGACCCTTTAACAGATAAAAATAAAAAATTAGCAGATGAGATAAAAAATGCAGGAGATGAGGCACAAAAAACAGGTGGAAAAGTACAGGACTTAGGAAAGAAAACTAATAAAGTAAGTAAAGATATTGAAAAAACTTCTTTAAAAACTAAATTATTTGGTAATGAGATGAAGGAAAGTGGAGTTAAGGCTATTGGGTTTGCTGCTATAATAAACAGATCCTTCAAGTCTATCTTAAGAAGACTGTTTATCTACAACCTAATTCTTAAAGGTATCAGAGGAATAATGAGTTATACAGGTGCGGCTTTAAAGACTAATAAGCAGTTTGTAAATTCATTAAATATAATAAAAACTAATTTAATGGTAGCGTTTCAACCTATATATGACTTTGTTCTTCCTGCTCTTAATGCTCTTATGAAAGGAATTGCAACAGCAACAACTTATATAGCAGCTGCCATATCGGCATTATTTGGTAAGACCTATGAACAATCTTTTAATGTTGCTAAAAACTTAGATAGCACTAAAAAGGCTATGGCTGGATATGGTAAGGCAGCTAAAAAAGCAGGCAAAGATGCTAAAGGGGCATTAATGGGATTTGATGAAATAAACCAATTAGATTTAAAAGATGATGCCAATGATGCAGGAACTCCTGAATTTGAAATGGAAGTACCTGAACTAGCTACTATAACAACCCTTGGCGTTAAAGAGAAATTTGAAGAATTATCAAAGTTCGTAAGTGATTTTTACAATAACTGGGGAGTTAAAGATATTTTTGATGGCATTAAAGCAGGTGCTGAGTTAGTTAATTTTGACAGCATAAAAGAAAATTTCAAAATAGCATTTGAAGGTTGGAGTGAAATTGCACAATTTGCTTTTGAAAGCTTACAACCTATATTCCAATCAGGAGGAGAATTACTAGGTACAATATTCAAATACGGTATTGCTATGGCAGGAAATTTATTTGAGCCTATTGCCGAAGGCTTTGCTAATTTTACTCAAAATATGCAAGAACCCATCCAAAATTGGATAGCTGAGACAAGTGGGACTATTTCAAGTGGATTAAACAATCTCACAGAGTATTTTGAAATAGTTGGCTCCATGTGGCTATCAAGTATTAATAAATATAAACCTATCATATCTAAGGCTGTAGAAGATACTTTTACTAACGTGGCCAACACTCTAATGCTAATTGGGACGGTTTTTGCAGATACTTTTGAAATAATAACAGGAAGAGTAAAAGACTTTGTTGCCGAAAATCAAGATGAAATACAAAGTTTTATGGATAGCATATTTGGTATATTCACAGACATTTGGGGGTTAATAAATGTTGTTTGGAATGACACTCTTGATGCTCTTTCAGGGTTTTGGGACGAATGGGGACAAGACATAGTAGATAGGGTAATGGGGGTAGCTCTAGATATATATGGTTGGTTTTTATACTTGTGGAATGAATTAGTTAAACCCATTTGGGACATGATGTTGGATTGGATGAAAAAAATATGGAATGATAGCTTGAAAGATATCGTTACTGAACTATTAGGTTTTGTTGGTAGAGTAGGAGATTTAATCCTAACGTTATGGGAGAAAATATTTAAGCCTTTATTAGATAAATTGATTAAATACCTTGTACCTATATTTAAAGACTCATTTAAAGAGGTGCTTGATATAATAGGTTCAACCGTTAATGCTATTGGTGGAGTAATAAAAGGTCTTTTAAAGATATTTAACGGATTGATTGATTTTATATTGGGAGTTTTTACAGGTGATTGGAAAAGAGCGTGGGAAGGTGTAAGTAAGGTATTTGAAGGAATATGGGAAGGAATGGCCAATTTATTTAAAATACCATTTAACTTTATAATAAGAGGGATTAATGAATTTATTAAATCTTTAAATAAAATTAAAATTCCAGATTGGGTGCCTGGAGTTGGTGGACTAGGCTTTAATATAGATCTTATTCCCCAATTAGCTAGGGGTGGTATAGTAGATCAACCTACTTTAGCTATGGTAGGAGAGCGAGGAAAAGAGGCTGTGGTTCCCTTGGAAAATACTGCATTTGTAGATACTTTAGCTAATGCCGTAGCAAACTCTATAGGAAATGTTATGGCAGCAATGATGGAATTTAGTGGAGGAATGAATAGTTCCAGGAGTGAAGGAGATTCCGAAGTTGTATTAGAATTAGATGGAATGATTTTAGCTAGGGCTTTATTGCCTTATATAAATGCTGAATTGAAAAGGATGGGCTTTGATCCTATTTTACAAATGGCATAATGGAGGTGGGAGTATATGGAATCAATTAAAATAGAAGGGGAATTACTCCCATCTTTTACGAGTTATGATGTGGGTATTCAGAATATACATGAAGCTGCTGGAAGAAATGCTGAAGGCACAATGCTATTTGATATAGTAGCGACTAAAAGAAAAATAGACTTGCAGTTTCAAATGCTTACCATAGAAGAACAAAGAAAGGTTTTAAAGTTGCTTAATAAACCTTTTTTTTATGTAGAATATCATGATCCACAAGAAGGTATAAGTAATGGAATGTTTTATGTAGGGGATAGAAGTTCATCAGGATTATATATATCAAATGGTCAAATGCTATGGAAATTATTGAAGTTTAATCTAATAGAAGCATAGGGTGGTGAGAAGATGTATCCAGTGACAAACGAATTCCAAGAAAAGATTAAAAGAAAATTTGATAGGAGGGTATTTGGAAGAGTAATTATAGATTATACCAGCGGAGAAATGGATCAAAGTGTAGAAGTTTCAACCAGTGGTAATGCCAATATATCCTATCCAAACCAAGTAACTGACGGTATATCTTCTATATCTGCTAAATTTGCTTCACTTGATGGAAGTTGGAAACTTGGCGATGGATATAGATTAGCCCCTACTGATGGGAAAAGCCAAATGGGTTGGTGGAGTGATGCACTGTCTAATAGTGATGGGAGTATTTCTGTTTGGATTGCTGTAAATTTTCAACCTAGACCTATTCACAGTTTGAAATTATCTGGTGATGATAAAAGAGGAGAGTATCCTGTAGATTTTGATATCATCTTAAAAAATGAAAAAGGAGAAACACTCTTTATTGACACAATCCGAGATAATAATAAAGTCCATTGTGTCAAGCCGTTAGACGAGGTTTTCACCCAAGTAGCTAGTATTGAGTATAAAATCAAATGTTGGAGCCATCCGCATAGACAGGCTAAAATATCTGAAATCTTTACCAATATTCAGGAAATTTATGAGGATAAAGACTTAATATCAATAGATTTATTAGAGGAAGTAGGCATTACTGGTGGCACTGTTTATGAAGGTTCTATAAGTTCTAATGAAATAAGAGTAAGACTAAATAATATTGATGGTAAATTTCATGAAGGTAATAAACAAAGTCCTTTATACCAATTATTTAAACCAGATAGGAGAATAAGGGCTGAATTAGGAGTTCAATTAGATAGTGGGCTAAAGGAATTTGCACCCCTTGGAGTGTTTTGGAGTAAGCAATGGAAGTCCGATAGTAAGAAGATATATGCTGAGGTAGTTGGTAGGGATATGCTGGATAAGTTAATGGAAACAGACTTTAAAATGGAGTCACCTTTAAGGAATATTAGCTTATATGATTTAGCCTTAATGGTACTAAAAGATGCCGATATTCCAGAGAAATATTATTGGATAGATAATGAACTTAAAGATTATATTGTTCCTTATGTATATCTAGAGGATAAATCGCATAGAGAAGTCTTGAGAATGATAACTGAAGCTTGCTTGGGCAGGACTTATTGTGATAGGCAAGGAGTAATTAGAGTAGAAGGTTCTATAGAGGCATCAAAGCAGTTTGAAGTTGAAGTATCAGAAAGGATAAATATATCAAAGGAATACCAGATTGTTGATGAAATAGAAGAGGCTTCTGGTAAGACCGCATCTTTAGACGGTAGCTGGAAACTAGGTGAATATGAATTAGTAGGCAAGGATGATGATTATCAATTAGGTTGGTGGGGCAATCAACTATCCAATTCCCAAGGCTTATTTAGTTCACCCTATCCAAAAGCAACTATAAGTTTTTTACCTAAATCCATTAGTCAGTTATTAGTAGCTGGCGATGGTAAAAGAACAGAATACCCTGTGGATTATAATGTATATATTTATAACTCAGATGATGATTTAATTATCACAAAAGAGATAAGGGGTAATGATCAAATAGCAAGTCAAGTTAAGGTGTTAGAGAACCCTACAGATGTTATTAAAGTAGAATTAGAAATATTAAAATGGAGTCATCCTAATAGACAGGCTAAAATAGTAGAATTTATTGACATGCCTTTCGAATTAGACATTACTAAGGCTGATTACTTTAAAAAACAAAACCCTTCTAATGAGAGAAGCTTTGCCAACTATATAGAGGTTATTGCTTCACCTTTAGATGGAAATGGGGAGGAATTAGACGAAGTACTTGTAATGGTTAAGGATGAAGAAAGTATAAAAAATGATAAACAATATACTTTAGCGTTTCCTAAAAACTATTTTATACAAACTAAGGAGGCTGCTCAAGATATTGCCAATAGGTTGCTAGAGAAATATAATAATCCTGCAGTAATCAGGGAATTGAAGTTGGATTGGAGAGGTAACCCAGCATTAGAATTAAATGACATAATATCTATAGAGGAATATGAGGAGATAAATAAATATAGAGTAATTAAAAATGATATAAAATACACTGGAGGGCTTAAAGCTAGCTTACAAGGAAGGAGGCTAACATAATGGTATGGAAACCACCAAAGACAGATTGGAAAGATAATGATGTGCCGACATCAATAGATTTTAATAGGATTGAGGAGAATATAAAAGAAAATAACAATATAGCCATAGGAAGTGGAGTGCCTAAGGGAGCAATACTCATGTGGAGTGGTTCAAACACTACTATTCCAAGTGGCTGGGCTTTGTGCAATGGCATAAACGGAACACCTGATTTAAGGGATAGGTTTATAGTGGGAGCAGGGAGAGCCTATTCAATAGGTGCTACTGGTGGAGAAAAAGAAGTAAAGTTAACAGAAGCACAAATGCCTAAACATTCTCATACTGGCTCAACTTCATATTCTGGCTCTCATACTCATACTTATAAAGGGTTCCCACCACGTCAAGGATATGGAATACCTACAGGAAGTTCGGGTTGGTATGAAGAATCAAAGAATATCACTACAGATAGTGGAGGTAGTCATTCACATAGTTTTTCTACCAATACAATAGGTTCTGACCAACCTCATGAAAACAGACCTCCGTACTATGCTCTAGCATTTATTATGAAACTATAAAGAGGTGATAAAATGTTAATAGTATATAGAAAATCAGATAAAAAAATATTATTTAATTCTGGGAAATCTTATGTTGAACCTCAAGGCATGAGTGATATAAATGGAAAACTAGCAGTAATAGAACGTATAGGTGGTGTTTTTGATGATTATGGTACTTTTAGATTACACGATATAGATGATGCAGAAAAAGTTGATGAAATACTAAGATATCAAAATTACGTAAACTTAGTATTTGAAGATGATATTGCAGTTGATTATGAAATTGATTATGAAAAATATGAAGAAGATAAAATTAAAAGAGAGGAACAAGAATCACTTAATAAACTTAATCCTTCTCAAGAAGAGATTTTGAAAGCTGAAACAGAAATACAAATAATAACTATATTAAAGGAGTGTGAACTGATATGACAATAATTCAGAAGAGATTAGTAAATGCTTATACAGTATTGGTAATGGCAAAGAGGATGACACTAGAAGAAGTACCAGCTACACCTGTAAAGTTAGAGGATGATTCAGATAGTACAATTAGAAATGAAGTAGAAATAGAGAAGGCTAAAAGAGAAATAGAAATATTAACACAATAACACTAACAAGGGCAATAGACTAGAGATAGTCTTTTTTATTACCCTTTTTATCAAATTTGGAGGTGTAAAAGTGGAAAATAAAATATGTGAAGAAAGGCATAAAAGAATTGATGAAAAAATATCAGTACATGAAAGAAGAATAAATAATCATTCTGAAAGACTAGATATAATAGAGAGAGTAAATAGCAGATTAGAAGAAAGGTTAGATGGATTAATCAAGCAGTTAGCATCATTAAATTCCACAATGAAATGGTTCATGGGATTACTTTTAGGAGGAATAGTATCCTTCTTTTTTTATGCAGTTCAACAAGGATTATTTAAATAGAAAGGAAGTGAAATTCATGGTAAAAGTACACATGGATTTTGGCCATGGGGGAAAGGATCCAGGTGCAGTGGGAGATGGGTTAAAAGAAAAGGATATTACATTGGCTGTAGGATTAAAAATAGGAGAAATACTAAAAAGGCACAATGTAGAAGTATCATATTCTAGAACAACAGATACATTTATAGAACTATCTGATAGAGCTAAAATGGCTAATCAAGCTAAGGCAGATATATTTGTATCAATACATGTCAACTCTGCTACTAATACATCAGCTAGAGGTGTAGAAACTTTCAGCCATACAGGAAGTTCAAAAGGAGCTATTCTAGCTAAAGATATACAAGATAGTATTATCCAGGATAAAATATTCACTGTTAATAGAGGAATTAAAACAGCAAATTTTGCAGTACTAAGATTAACTAAAATGCCATCTGCATTAGCAGAATTAGGTTTTATTTCAAATTCCGAAGATGCAAAAATATTGAGAAATAAACAATCAGAAATAGCTGAATCAGTAGCTAAAGGAATTCTCAAAAATCTAGGAATTAGATATATTGATAATAATACCATTAATGGACTACCGATAATATCCAAAACGAAGGCTACAGTAGAACAAATGCAAGAATGGGCAAAAAGAAAAGGTGCAAATCAGTTATTTATTGATTTAGCACCTTTATTTTATGACATTTCATTAAAGGCTGGAGTTAATCCTTTAGTCACATATTGCCAAAGTGCTAAAGAAACGGGATATATGAAATTTGGTGGTGTATTAAATGCTAGTTTCAATAATCCATGCGGAATGAAAGTATCTTCTGGAGGTGGAGATAAGGATCCTAATGCACATAAAAGGTTTACTAGCTGGAAGGAAGGAATCCAAGCTCAAGTAGACCACTTGGCATTGTATGCAGGAGCTTCAGGATATCCAAAAACAGGCACACCAGATCCAAGACACTTTTCATTCATTAAAGGCACAGCTCCTACAGTTGAAAGTCTAGGGGGGAAGTGGGCACCTAGCACTAGTTATGGAACCGAAATAGTTAAAATGATAAAGGAAGTTGAGGAAACAGTAGCTCCCATTAAACCAGTAGAACCGTTTTCTAAAGACATCAAGATAAATCTACCAGGGAGAATAATTGCGGTCAAAGGAAAGTTCAAGGATAACACTAATTATATCAATGTAAAAGGAGAGGACATTCCAATAAGAGACATGTTCGAGGCCATGGGGTTAACAGTCACCTGGGAAAATAATATGGTGGTGATTAAATGATGGACAACCTAACTGAAAAGGATTTACAGGAACTACTTAAATTAAAAAAGAAACAAAAAAAGAAAAATAGATTTTCCAAGTTTATAGTGACATTGGTAATTTTATTAAATGTTATTTTTACATCCGCAGTTCTCTATATATTTCTACAGGTAGGAAATGAACCACAGATCCTTATAGGTGCCTGGTTTGCTTTTACCACTGGAGAATTATGGATGTTATCTAGCATTAAAAAGAAGAAAGTAAAGGAGAATGAAAATGAATATTGATATAATTGTAAAAGTAATAATACCTATTTTAGGAGCTATCTTAACTTATCTGATAGTTCCTTTTATTAAGTCCAAAACTACTGAAAAACAAAGGGACAATGCTAAGTTTTGGGTTCAAGTAGCTGTTGAGGCTGCTGAACAGATTTACAGAGAAAAGGGGCAAGGTAAACTAAAGAAAGAATATGTAGTGGATTTCCTTACAAGCAAATGTATAGATATAACTATGGAAGAATCAGATGTATTGATTGAGGCAGCAGTAAAAGAATTAAACATGATAAAAGATAAGGCTCTAGAGTAAAATCTAGGGTCTTTTTTTATTTTTGAGGAATATTAATGGTAATATGAGTATAGTAAAATTAATAAAATATGTTTAATATCGAAAAATGTCGAAAAATAAATAAAGGATTTTACCTTCATGTGTCGAACTAAATAATTAGTAGAAATATGAGGGGGATTATCATGCTAAGGAATATAAAAGAAACAAGAATATTAAAGGCCATAGTACATATTTTAGACAATGAAGAAGATATAAAGATATTTAATGACTTTGAGTTAGAGATGGGGGAAAAAATAAATACATTATTAACTACACACATTATTAAGTCAATAAATGAGGATCTTAGAAGGTTAGCAAAGTTTGAGTCGGAAAAAAACATAGTCAAAGAAGCTTGTCAAGAAATAATTGCTGATGATCATAAATTTATTAACAATTCAAAAATAATAGCCAGCTATCTATATGATTCAATGAAATCTAGACCAAATATATCACCAGCAAATTTTGTAATATGTTTGTGTATAACTGAAGGAACTAAGTTTATTAGTTTGCTAAAAATGGACTTTAACGAAAATTTCCAAACCAAGGTAGAAGATATTGAAGGAAAGATAAAAATATCAATTATAAGCACAGGAATGGGCATTCCAAGCAAAAATCAAAAAATACAAAAATGTGCATTTATAAAAAGCTATGATGAAACTAGCGAATACGATATAATCTTATTAGATAAACAAGCCATAAAAAGCAAGAAAGATAATTTAGTTTCAGATTTTTTTGCAATAAGTTTTTTGCATTGTAAATTAGCTCGTACAGATTCAGATAATACTAGAGATTTTAAAACTATTACACAAAAATTCATATATAGCAATTTTTCTGACAATCCACAAAAAACGAGTGAATTGCAGCAATTATTAGTAAGTACTTTGCAAACAGGTGAAAGTGTCAATGTTGTATCTTTTGCTGAGCAGGCTTTTGGAAATGATGCTAGATTATTAGAAGATTATAAAAACATAATTTCAAGTAAAATAGGGGATCATACCTTTGATATAGATGAAGAAACGGTAAATAAGACTACTAGAAATAGGACATATACCACAGATACAAGATTTAAAATTACTTCTAAAGTGGAAGCCACTGAGGAAGATGACAAATTTGAGATTAAGCAACATGAAGAGGATCCAAATGTAGTTGACATCATAATAAAAAATGTTAAGAAACTAAAGATAGATGTTTTATAATTGAAACAAATTTATTCAAAGGGAGTGAGAAAAAATGAATGTGTATTTTTCAAAATTGAATTCTTTTTTTAGTTCATTGAATTGGGATAGCATAATAAATATCGAAAAAGATAATTATATTAAATTTGAAAAAGAATTTAAAAGTAATGAAATACGTCATTTACTTGATTTTGACTTTAATGATATATACATTCACTTTGGAAACTCTCTTACTATTAGGTTTTGGCCTAGCAGAGATCCCGCTGATAGTGTGTATATTGATAAAACTTGTAATTCATTGCATAGAAATGATTTAGAAGACAAGATAGATATATATGATGATATCAATATAGAAGTAAATATAAACAAAACAGCACTATTAGATTTAATTTTTTCCGGAACCGATATTACATCTCGTTTTAATTGCATGTTATATAGTGATGAAGAAACATTTATTGAAATAGTAAATAAATCTACATTAGATTCTATAGAAAGAAACTTACTTGCAAGAGATAAAAAAACTATAATTTTAATTTTGAACGATTCGATTTTTATCGAAAATGAATTTATGCTTGTATGGGGAGGAGACTCTTTACTAGAGTTACATGATTATATTAAACAGAATTATACTCATAACATTGATATCGGAAAAATTGATAGAACTATTAGAATCAGAAATGAAAATTGTCATTGGATAGATGCAACTTCATGGCTAATTCCACAGCATATAACTTTTGATTTTTCAAATACCCAATTTGTTTTTTCTCCGGAATTAAAAAATGTTTTTTTAGAAAAATCAATGGATATTATATTGTCATTTATATCTAATTATTCGAATTTTAATGAAGGGAAAAAGTTTAATGTTATTAATGGTCAAAAGAAGATTACTATTGAATATGATAGTACTGCAACTTATTCAAATGAAGACATCGTATCACTATTTAATTTATATCAATGGGCATATAAGGAAGAAACTTTAGACAGATTAACAATATTAAGAAATATTATTACTATATTTCTATGTGAACAATGCAATACAACTAATTATAAAGCATTATTAATTAATATACATGAGATAGCTGAATCGGTTTACTCAAATTTTGAAATATATTTGAAGGAGAATGTAGAATATTATTTTCACGAAAGAAACAAAATGAAGGAAATGATTAGCAATAAGTCTAATGAGCTAATAAAAGAAGTTAATTTAATTATTCAAACTATGAACACTAATTTATTGAGTACAGCTGGTATTATATTAGCAGCTGCGGTATCGTATTCTAGCAATAAGAGCATAAACATTATAAAATTATCAATCATTATATATATTATATATATTTCTGTTATGGGGACTATTAACTTGTTCTTCTATCGAAGAAGATATAAGGTGATAAAAAAAGACTATGATGAACATATTGAAATGTATAGTAAAATACTTATACCTAGGGATATTCCTAAGTATTCTGGAGGAACAATGGAGGAAAGTGTAAAAAGTTTTTGGATATATTGGGGAGTATATGCGGTTTCAATAATAGTTCTTAGTTTTATAGGAATTTATATCTTATGTAATATTGATAAGGTAAAAGAAGCAATTAAAACGCTGTGACTAGGAGTTTAATCCTGGTCTTTTTTATTTCTCCCAAAAAGAAGGATTCTTTAAATAAATATAGAACTATATAAGTAAAATTCAATGTAAGGGGTGATAAATAATGGTAGAGAGCCTATTATTTATAGCTAGGGATTTATTATGTTCTTTAGACCTTATGGAATTTACAGAAGATGAAAGAGACTATATAATTGGTGTAGTGAAAAGGATTATAGTTGTAACAATAATAGAATTGGGCAAGGATGTAATGATATAG